TGCCGTCGGAGTATGTCGCCTTGCCTCCCGAGCGTATGAACGGGGCGTTGTAGAGATGCCTGTATCTCATCAGCGACAGGTAGAACCGGTCGGTGTTCACGCTGGCGAGTGCCGAGCGCACCACGGAGACAGTCTGCACCGGCGACAGCCCGTTCTCCTTCGCCGCCACGACGAGGGCTTCCGTCTGCCTAAGGGTGCGCCAGAGATATTCGTGTATGGTATCCCTTATCCCGAGGTTGCGGTGCCCCAGCGTCAGCAGGAACGCCAACAGGAGCGTTTTGTTACCCTCTTCCCGGGCACACGCCGTGGCATAGTCCTCCAGATGCTCCATCAGCGAGTCCTCGAGGCTGTCCATCACGGCGGCTACCTCCGTCATCATGTCCCCGTCCACCGAGGAGTCGAAGGAGAAGACTTTCGGGTCGATGTCGTAGCGCATCGCTATCTGCGCCAGTTCCACGGCGGCGTCCTCTATCTCCTCCATAGCGTAGTCCCGCATGGCGTTCGCCGTGTCGTTCATACGCAGGATGTAGCGTTTCGCCGAGTCCAGGTCTTCCTGCGTGGGCGCCCTGTATTTCGTGGTGTCGATTTTTATAGTCAGTTTTTTCGCCATCTGCTTTGTTTGTTTGAAAAAATGTGTTACCTTTGCATCACCGAATGTTTTTCATAACATTTAGTCTAGTGAATAAATTTGTCTCCCCGTCTCGTGCAGGCGGGGTTTTCTTTATGCAAAGATAGCGTTTTCCGCCCTAAAAACCTCAATTTTTCAGGTTTTTATTTGAAAAAGTCAAATTTTGACTGAAAAATTCTCGGTTTTTATTTGTATGTCAGAATTTTTTTGTACCTTTGTGGTGGATGTGTGTTAGTACGAAAAAAGGAATATAGGATATTCGGCACGCGAGTGCAAACAAAATACATCCAATTTTTTAAGACACTTCCCTGCGACACTTTTCGTACTAACACAAAGTCGCAGGGGATTCTTTTTTTATGCACCTACAGTTATGCGGTTGAAACGTAAAATATTCCACGAGTGCATAGGGAATCCACGGATTCAGAAAGCCGTCTCTATCGCCGTTCTGCTCAAGATTCGCTTGGGCCGCGTCTCCACTATGCATAACTGGTCGGTGAACAAAATCCACGAGCTTACCGGAATCTCCGCCACCACAATCAATAAATACCTGCCTCTGATGAAATCCATAGGTCTCGTATGCACCGAGGGGAGGAACAACGGACATCTCGTGGTGAAGAGACTGTCGTCGAAACGGCAGGGAAGGAACATAGACATATCAAAGTTTGACTTCTCGTCATTCAAGGATATATACAACTGCCTGCGTGCTTTCCTCGCGCTGGCAATCCAGGCACGAAAGGAATTCGTCAGACGTGCGCTTCACGCCTCGCACAACCCGTCCTCTCCGGGGGAACTGAAAAGGGCGAGGTCAAAGTTGAGACGCCTGGTCAAGAACGGAGTCATTAGTGGAATGGACGCCAAGTTCAAGGATCACGGCATAAGTCGTGCCCGTATAGCAAGAGAGACAGGAAACTGCCTCAGAACCGCCCACAACATAATCGAGTTCGCCATCAACAAGAAATGGTGGAAGAAGGAGAATCACGAGATAAGAATTCTTCTAAGTGGAATAGCTTTCCGTGACACAGGAGAGCTATTCACTTACACAACTAAGAACTATCTTGTGATAAGTCTTGCTAATACCTATATACTTGAAGACTCCATCTATAATTCCATTTATCCCTGGGAATACTCAGTGTGCAAAAAGTGAAGACTATGAAAATCCATATAAGATAAAGGTGCAAAAAGAGAGAGGAGCTTAACTGCTCCTCCCTCTAAAGACACCCCCTTTCTTTTTACGTTAGTAAAACAGAAAATTTAGTGTGTTATTTTAGTGGGTTAAATTCCATTTTTCCCAATTATTCTCTCCTTCTAACCTATTGCCCCACTTATCAGTGCCTACCGTTCGGGGTCTTCCTCGTCCTCTACCTGTAGCGACAGAGCCTCGGCGTATCTTTGAAATCTTTCGTGCCTTGTCATCGTCGGACTTTCCTTCTTCGATGTCCGCTTGTGCCTGTGCCACCTCAATCTGCTGTGCCGCCTGGATTTCTGCGAGCTGTTCCTGGGTCTCGACGGTGTTGTCCTGCTGGATGTCGAGTCGTTGTTCCTCGAGCATGAGTTCCATCTGTTGTTCATACTGTTTCTCTCGTTTGAGCCTGTTGGCCTCCTGTGGAGTGGAGAGCGTGAATTTCTCTGCGGCAGTCTGTCGAGAGCAGAACTTGTTCTGGACTGCGAGAGCGAGGATGTTCGCACGCTCCGTCTCGTTCACGTGGAAGTAAGGTGCTATATAATAAACAATGTCTGTATTGACAAAATCAAGTCTCATCTCGGTCTCTATGCCGTACCCCCAGACGAACATCGTATAGAGGTCTTCTATGGCGTGGTGGTACTGCTGTGCGTCGTTTATGGCGTTCTCGTATGCGTCCGAGTAGAGCATCTTGATAGCCACGCCCGGTGTGTCGCCTGATTTCAGTTCCGGGGTGCGCACTGCGAACGACTGGCGGTAGATGTTGTCCTCCAGTGTGTCCAGTTCCGCCTTGTAGGCGTTGGAGGCGTCCTGCTTGTTCAGGAACCCCGCCTCGCCGTCGGAGGGCAGGATAAGCACCTTTGATGCGTGGGACATATCGGCGTTGGAAAGTTCCTTGCTACCCTCTCCCTTGAGGTACATGATAGGCAGACCGAAGTCGTGGTTCGCCTGCGCGAGGCGTGAGAATGCCATCTCGTAGTTCTCGATGCTCTCCTGCGAAAAAGTCCAACAGGGGCCGTTGTCGTCACGGTGGTAAGCCACGGGAATCTTGCGGAAACCGTGAGGTTCCTGTATCTCCACCGAGTAGGACGAGACGTCATAGTTCTGTGCCAGAACGCTGTCGGCGTAGTAGTTCTTCTCTTCGGATTCCCCGTTGTCTTTGAGCCTGTAGTAGTACTTGTTGTCCCAGACGTCGTAATAGGTGGCTACATTGCCGTCCTCGTCCATGTCGCTGTATCTGCGGACGAACACCTCCATTTCTCCCGTGCGCCTGTCGTAGTGAGGGAACAGCGTGTCTCCCTTGACGAACGAAAGTGAACGCCATCCGAACTCGCCGTTTGACATATAGCCCACTATCGCTCCATCGCCTGTGGCTTTCACGGAATATGCCAGTTCGTACCACGCTATCTCCATCTTTTTCCTGTTCCATCCACGGCGTACCGAGTCGAGGATACGCACCGAGTCCTCGTCGTCGTAGTAGTCGGCGAGCTCGAAGACAATGTCGTTGCCGCAGAGGTGTGTCAGGTGTTTGTATAGGATGATGCGCTGGTATGCGAAGGCATATCGTGGCACCTCTTCTATATAGTATCTGCCGTCCTCGTCGTTGAATCTCCAAATGTCCGGATAGTAGTCCTTGTTGTAGATGATGTGACCGCCTGGGTCGAGTTCCCGGAGAAAGTCCTCCTGTGTGACTTTCTCTCTCAGCACGGAGTCGTAGGGCAGTGGGGCTTCCCCCGTGTTGCCGTCCACGTCGCCGTGGCCTCCGTGCCCAATCGCCTTTACCCTTGTGAAGGGTCTCTTGGTGAGAAGGTCTCGTTTCTTCTTTGTCTCCATTCCTTAATAGTTAATATAATTAAATTAAAATGTCCTTATTCTCATTCCTCTCCTTTTCAGCCAGCTCGGGACTTCCACGTCGGACTTGTTGATTTCGAATATCTCCCTCATTAACAGGCTCTCCATAAAGTCGGGTGAGCGGCCGAGTATTGACTTTGATTTCATCTGTTCCTTGGAAATCAGGCACTTACCCTTGTCAGATTTTGACACGTCGGCTTTGAGGATTTTACGCTCCTGGAGCAGCACTTTCTCCAGCTCGAGATTCACGAAGTTCTTTCCCGAGAAGCGACGCTTGAGGATGGACGGCTCGAAAGAGATCTCGCCCTGTATGAACCTGTCGGCAAGCATGAAGGCGCACTGCGATTTCTTGTTGTCGTACATCCCCTTGTATTTCCTGTCCACCGTCTCCTGGTTGTTGAAGGGGCGGGCCTTGGTGAGGAATCCTTTGAGGTATTGTCCGACGCCCTGGAGGTCGTATACGATATTCTCCTCCAGCACGCGCCACTCCTCACGTTTCGTGTTTATGGCGTTCAGCAGCGTCTTCGAGTCCACCTTACAGACGAATATGTCGGCGACGTGCCACCCTATCCAGAGCCACATCACGCACGAGTCACCGCCTTCCAACGCCACGTCGATGGACATACGGCGGATGCCGTCGTCGGTCTGTGCGGCGTTGTTGAAGCATCTCTGCATATGCGACACTTTCACGAGGTCGTCGCCCATCGCCTTGAAATTCCAGTTGCCCTTGAAATCACGCTCACGCTGCTCGTCGGACTGCTGTGCCAGGTTTGCCTTGTACTCCGGCGAGGAGTTGAGCAGGGCGATGTTGTCGTCGAGTTCCGCCCTGACGAAAACGGCGGACTTGATGTACAGCTTCTCCGGGGAGTCGGTGTCGTTCGGCCCTACAAGCTCGTCAATTTTTGACTTCATTTTCTTGTAGACCTCCATACGAGTGTTCCCCCACGTTATCTCCTCGGGCGTGTCTCCTCCCATGAAGCAGTAGCGCACCACGCCATTGCGTTCGGGTATGGGGTATCCGTCTTTTCCTATCCACCAGTCTATGAATTTTCGCACCCATGACTCCGGGTCGGGGTTGCAGGTGCCGAGTATCCTGTTCCTGATGTGCGCTCCGTTTCGGTTAGTCGTGATCAGGTACTTGAATTTCTCCCATTCCATCTGCGTTATCTCGTCCACTCCTATGTAGGCGTACTGCCGTCCCTGGAATCTGTCCGTGAAATCGTCCAAAAGCCCGGCGTAATAGGAGAACTTAATCTGCGCTCCGGAGTAGAAATTCCAGTTCATCAGTTGCGCCGAGCGGTTGTATATGCCTTTCTGGCGGTACAGGTTGTCGCTCTCACGTATGATGTTCGCAAGGTCGTCCTTCTCCTTACGCAGTATGATGCCGTTGAAATGCGGGTTGTTGATGTTGTACATCGGGTTCATCAGGAGCATCACGGTGTTGTGGTTCACGGTGAAGGCGTCGGAGAGGTAAAGGTGGTCTTTCCCGCTCACCTGTATGCACCGGCATTTCGCTTTCGTGATGCTCTTCTTGATATGCACTATCTGCTTTGTGAGCACACCCGGACGGATTTCCGAATCCGCTATGTCGCCGTTGCTGCCTACCCTGTCCCTTTTTTCCTGGGAGTAGAACAGCGCCCTGTCGTCGGGGGCTTTCATTATCAGCCTCCAGTACTCCGCCATACGTTCCTGCTCTATTCGGCATTTCACGCCGAGGGAGCGTAGCATAAACGCCATATCCTCGAGGAATTCCCTGTTGGACATCACGAGAATAGGTCTGCCTTTCCAGTAGTTGGCGCTGATGTCAAGGACGCCACGCACATACTCCCACCGGCACTCACGGCTGGCGAACTTGTACAGGTCGGGGACTCTGTATTTGTGGTTGTCCCTCATTCGGCAGAGCCTGTTAAGCTTCTTTTTCTGTTCCTTGGAGTACCCGAAAACCTCGTTTACCCCGTCTTTCGTGTAGTGCCAGTAGTATCCGAGCCTGTAGACTCTTTCTCTCGCCGCCGGGTTGTATCGCTGGACGGCGAAACCCCTTGTGCCGAGGATAGACTGCCCCCTTGACGTTATCACGCCTAGGACGTATGGGTGCATCGGTAGGTCTTTGAACGATATATCTTCGTTCAGTTCCACTTCGCCGCAGAGGGGTATCTCCGTGAGATATGGCTCTTCCAGGTTCTTCTTCAGGCTGTTGGGGTATTCCATATTCATCCTGTATCGGGCGAAGATGTCTTTCGCCTCCATCACGGTGAAGTCATCGTCCGGGGTGAATCTCGCCACGAAGCGGTGGTTGGACATTACCTCCATGTCCGTGCCGTCGTCGAAATAGATGCGGTAGAACGGCTGTTCTCCCTGCTCGAAGATTGCCTCCACGGTCTGCACTCCGTCGTAGGGTGTGCAGATGCGGTCTCCGAGTTTGAGTTTGCCCATCTTCCTGATGCCGTCGGGCGTGATGATGTCGGTGTTGTATGTGTTGGCTTTACCGCCGCCTCGGTTTCCGCCCGATATGACGATGTCGGCGTCGGCGACCAGGGAATTTACCTGACCGCCCTCTTGCGCTATATAGTCGTGCGTCGCCCCTTTAAGAAACTCCTCTCTACGTTTCTGCACCTCGGAGAAAGAGACTATAGGAAGCCCATTAGTTGTAAGTGTTGGTGTCGCCATTCCTTTGATTTCCTTTTGATTGTGCAAATATACGAATAAAACCCGAAAACTGTTGGTCAAAATCTGGTAATTATCAAATATTGACCGAAAAAATACACCAAAATTGTTGCATTATTATTTTTTATGGATTAATTTTGTCCCCATAACTCAAGGAGTGGCGGAAAGACCGCCGCCGATAATCTAAAAAGGAATATTAAAA